TAATATCCAATTTAATAATGCCAATAATATTGGAAAAATATCATATCAATTGTCACAATATACTAATATTGATAATGATACTCATATTATTGAACGTGATTTGACAAATAAGTTCTATTTTTGTCCAAATGAATATCCCGAACCTGATAATAATGATAATAATGACAATAATCAGAATATTAATATTAAATTAATGTTTCTATTATCTAGGGGTAATGGTAGAATTGATATTGATCTCAATAAATTAAATAGTCATGATGATCTGAAAGAAATATTTTTTAATGAAAAAATGTTTTCAAATAGTTTTCGTGATATGATGATTAGTGAAAGACTTATGGAATATGGTTATGTTGGTAAAATAGATAATTATGTCAAATATTGGTCGGCATTTTTATGTTTTATTTTGGGTGATGCCACTAAATGTATTAATGCATTTATTAATAGTCCAAAAAAGACAAAGATCAATATTGACTCTAAATATATATCTATTAATTCTATGACTGACATTCTAAATGAATATGAATTTGATTACAATTATTACAAGAAATTAGAACAAAAACTATCTATTAAATATGATGTGGATATGAAGAATAGTCTATTATACAATTCACTTAATATCATACCATATTTATGTAGATCACAATCTCATATGAATATTGATGAACTAAATTGTGTGGTTCGGAATCATAAATATATGAACTTTATCAATAACATATATTACATTAATATGGATAATGACAGTAAAGACGGTTATGAATCAATTAATGAAATATTGTCATATGACATAAATAATAATAATAGCAATATTCATAGTGATAATATTTATTGTGTAAATGTCCAAATAAGATCTACAGTCTGTCTGGGAATATATTATAGATTTAATAATAAATGTATATTACTTGGTCAATGTGATAAAGATAAAATATTTAGGATAGATGGTTTGACAGAAAGTATATTAAGGTCATTCATAATTAAGATTAATACAAAATATGAAGATATGCTCAATATTATTAAGAATGGAACATATCCATATATTGAAATAAAATATCACGAATTAATTCATTATATTGATAAAAGAGAGACAATACATGAAGATTCATTTAATGAATTAAATAATATGTTTATGATTAAATGTGAAACAATTAATGAAAGAGAGAAAAATAATAATGATTCTAAGTATGTATTATTTACAGATTATTATTATGACAATTCAAGATATATATATTTAGGGTATGTAAGTAATTTAACTGAACTCAATAAAATTAGTGAGAAGATTAAATATGAAAAATATCTTGAAACAATTTCATATCATGATAACAAACATAAAATTAGATATACTATTAATCATAATACTAAAAAGAAAGTCCAAAGCAGGAAGAATCAAGATTATGTCCATAAGAGTTTGACTACAGACAAATTTATAGAAACACGAAAATGTAATAAGAATAAATCAAAGATATTGACAATCATCTAAAAATTGATTTTTTTATTTAATAATGAGTTTATTAATTGGTTAATTAATAACTTATTAAACCAATTAAATGAACAGATTTACATTAGATAGTGCGATTCATGTTTCACAAGGGAAACAAACAATACATGTTATGAAAGAGATCAAAAAGATTGAAAATGATCCAAATCTCAATAAGACTACTAAATTTATTATAAATGAATCTAATATTACTTCATTTATAATGTTAATCGAACCATTTGAAGGATTATATAAAGGAACTAGTATACCATTTAGATTGACAGTTCCATCAATGTATCCTGCACCAGGAAATCCAATTCATGCAGAATGTATTGATCCAATTTATCATCCAAATATTGCAAGAGATGGTAAATTGTGTTTACATTATGATAGTGTAGGTGATATGGAGAGTGGATACAAAGAGACACTTGAGAATTTAGTAATAGGAATCAATTACTTATTCATACATCCAGGAAATTATACTAATGAAAATATACCAAATGATTTTAAGGAAACTGTTCTTGCCAATGTGAAAGATTACATAAATAAAAGAAATACATTGACAGATGAAAGAAAGAAAGGGAATCTTATTAACAAAGACAGCAAGATCAAGATCCAAGGAAAGGAACATTATGGTGATTCAATAAATCAATCTCTCAAAAAGATTAAAGATTGGGAGTCATATTTTCCTTCAAGGATTCTCAATCAAAAAAATAAAAAATCCACACGATGTTATGTTATGACATTAAATGGACAGAAAACACTAGATATTGCCAGAATTGATGATGTGATTTCACAAATGATTCATGATCCAAGAGTGATTTTCACAAACATTTCCAATTGTGCATACAGTGATAATAAATATGATTTTATGGTTCCAAAAACACCCAATAATGTGATTATGACCAAATTGAAAAGAATAGTTATGCCAACAAGTTTTCATTTCAATCCAATTTTGGAATATTACAATATGAATATGTCATTGATTGATTTGGTAGACATGGCTAATTTAAAAATGAAAAAAACACCAACCGGAAATATTGAGGATAATCTAAAATTATTGTGTAACATTGTAATAGAATGCAATTACGAATTTAAGTTTGTAGTCCCATCATTCCATAATAATAAAATAATTCCTGTGATTGAATCCAAACAAACAAGTAATGGTGTTTATCAAATGACAATTGACAATTTATTGCATAATGCGAACAAGTATATTGAACAGAATCATTTAGTATTATGTAAGGAACCATTATTCAATAAACCATTATGGCTGTCAATGGAATGTTCATATTTTATTTTGGGACAAGATGTTGGATTTATGTTTCAAAATGTAGCATTCAATATAAATCCTACAGACCTTAAATCACAGTTAGTCAAATTATGTGACTCCAAAAACAAAGATCAAGATATATATATGGGTGATTACAATATCAGATCACTTACTAGTGAAGAGATGAAAGAACTAGAATATATTTCTAATGACTCCCAAAATGATATTAATACTAAAATAGAAGTAGATTCCACTATTGTCAATAAATATATTGCAACAACTAAAGACGAAATTAATATTGATTTGTCACTTATCAAATATATTAAATAGTTCTTTTGGAAAAAGATGAAATTTTATTATTGTGTGATTTGTTTAATGATTTGTTTATTATAATTATTTCAATTCTTTTTGATAAATTAGGCAAATGGAACAAGTAGAACCAACTAAAAAGAAAATCAAAGTCATCAAAATACCTAAAAATAATAATAATGAACAAAATATTAAACAAGATATTAAACAAGATGTCAGACAAGATGTCAAACAAGATGTTAAACAAGATATTAAACAAGACGAACCGAAAAATGAATCTGTTATAATTGGACAAATTGAAAAATCACAAATGAAGATGGATTATGATATGACATCATACCATATGACAAAAATAATGGCATATATTAAGGAACATTATGACATAGGAAAAGTAGTTAGTGTTACAATAGACACTGGGACACAGACTAATGAATTATTGTTATCATTATTATATCATGGTGATGATGTAATGATCGATTATTGTAAAAAGAATAATATTGATATTGAAATTGTTCTTGTCCATGTCAGGATGTTATACAAAGAATTAGTGAAGATGTATGGAAATGGGAAAATATTGGACATAGATTTATATGAAAATATCATAAACAAATCATTAAACAATAACAATAAAAAAGAAGTGTCAAATGATATCAAAGAATTATTGAAGTCTAAATATGATCCGAAAGACGGAGTGATTGAATTTAAGTATGATCATAAGGATTCGAAGATATGTAAATGTTTGATGTGTAATGAAACATTTATGAAAGATAAAAAATTTATAGATAAGATGCAAAATATGTTGACTAGTGATCCATATACAAATCTGTTATTATTTGAATCATTATTATACAAGGAGTTGACAACAACATACAAAGATCATATCCAATTTTTGTCACATAAATCAATAAATAAAATAAATCTGTTAGAATATATTCAAAATAATCATTCAAAAGAACCAACATGCACATTCAAAGAATTTGAAGAACATTTTAGATCAGTTCTTAAGAAGAGAATCACTACAAAAATAGATATTAATAACAGTAATATATATTATCTGGAAAAAGAGACAAAAAATGAAGGTAAAAACAATAAATATGATGTGATGACAGGATTATATATTAATTCGACATCACATCCAGATAAATATGGAATTAGTAAATATAATATTGGAAAGATGTGTTTGATTAACAAAGACTTTATGAGAACAATCACAAATATGTTGATGGGAATTGAAATAGCAAGTAATACATTTGATAATATACCAGATATATGGTGTTGTGTGGATCAATATCCATATTTAAAGAAACCAGAAATGAAGACGAATGAACCGAGTAATTACAGATTATTAACACATCACACAGTATTTCACAATCAATATCATACATATCTGGCAAAAAATCTCCATAAATATTTGGTTGTGAATGGATATCTGGATGTTAATATTCAAAGAGCATTTATGACAAATGATGGGACATGGTATGGTGCAAGAGATTTCTATAATACACAAAATGAATTTTACCAATTTAAGAAGGATCTATTTGCGACATTTATAGATATTAAGAGTGCATATATTACAATTGATCATGATTTCATTAGATTTGTGATGAAGGTATATAATGTGCCAAAAAATATTGCGAATTATTTTGATAAGTTTTATGCGAATCTGAAGGTGAGAGTGAGTTATAATGGAAATACGACAGAATATTTAAATATGGAGAGAGGGTTATTACAAGGGGATCATTTTTCAAATGTGATATTCATAATGTGTATTGGATATATAATGAGCATTCTTAAAAAACGACATCAAAATAAATCATCAGTTAAAAAGATGTTTTCAGTATATGTTGATGATATCTTGTCATATGCAAATGATCCAAGATTGATGAAACTTATAATAGAAGATTTAATCAAATTGTTAGTGGAATTGAAGACAGGATTAGAGTTAAATTATGATAAGTGTTATTTCTTAATGATTGGAACAACATTTAAAGATGTAGTTAAAAATGGTATTGTTATTCGTGACACTGACAATAATAAACATTTAATTAGATTGTTAAAAGATGGAGAAATCATTAAGTATCTTGGATCATATATTGATTCAAGTTCTGAATATGACAAGACATATTTTGACCATGTTTATAATGAATTCTTAAATGAATTTAAGTCTGTTGAGAAATGTTTAATTGAGTATAAAATATTCAATTCAAAATCAAAAACAACAGATACAATAAATACGAAAGATACAAAGAATAAACATATTATACAAATAATATATAATTATATTGTGTCAAAGATACAATGGAAATTTATAAGATTGATTTTGCCATCAGACAAAATGAATCAATTAGTTACACGTATGGATAATTTGACAAATTTTTATTCAAAGTTATGGAATGTTAATTATGTTCCGACAACAAAATACAAAAATACAATTCTTACATCCAAGAATGTTTTACAATTAATATTGGCAAGCAATAATAAGAATTTCATTAAATCAATGGATGATATGGTCATTGACATTCATAAAAAAACATCTGTTCCTGTCCCCGCCAATTTTGGCAATTTATGGATGTCCCTTTTAGGCAATCACGATTATGACGGATTATCTTAATTTTGATACATAATTACTTATTATTGCCAATAATGCCAATCATATTTACAATGCCAATACAAGAACTGAAATAACTATTATTACTATTTTGTGATTCATTATCAATTATGTTTTTGTCAATGATTTTTTTATTTAATGGATCTTTCTTCTTCTTATTTAAAGAAATAATATCAAGTGATTTGTCAAATATGTCTTTAATATTTCTTGACGTTTTGGCTGATGTCTCCAAAAATAATATATTTCTTTCTTCTGCATAACTAAATGCCTCTTCATACTTGACAGAACGTTTCTCTTCAAGATCATATTTATTACCTATTAATACAAAAATAGGATTAATTGTCTCATCATTCACAATAGTTTTAATCCATTCTTTTGCCTTTTTGAAAGTGTCATAGGATGTGATATCATAAACAACTAATACAATATCAGAACCACGATAATATAATGGCATTAAAGAATCGAACCTTTCTTGACCGGCAGTATCCCATATTTCCAATCTAATTTTTTTATCATTTTTGTTTAATGATTGTGAAAAGAATGATGCACCAATAGTTGAATGTATGTCTTCACTAAATTTATCACACATATATCTAGTCATTATACTTGTTTTACCTGAACCTGATGCACCAATTAATACACATTTAATTTTCTCTTCAATTATTGATGTCATATATATTTATCATTTGCAATATTATTTCTATTTGGTAGACCGATGGTAAAAATTGTTATAATTTGTTATAAAAATCATAGATTTTTATAACAAATTTAACAATTGTTAACAACGTCACTATAAAATTATATAATTTTATTGTGCCCAAATATTGAATATATATATTTCTGCAATATTCCAATATATATATTTATCACATATTTAAGAACAGAATTAAATGAGTAGACTAATTAAAAATAATAAAGTATTTGTGGCAGGTAAGTATGCAGATAGATTATTATTAAGAGAGAAAATGTTAATATTGCAGAAACTTGGCTATGTAATAACATATGATTGGTCACTAATTGATTGTGATAATAAGAATACTACTTTATCAAAACAAGATATTGCAATGATGGATGTAGTTGGTGTGAAAAAATGTGATATATTGGTTATTATTCTTGATGATAAAGATTATACATATCGTGGAACAATGGTGGAACTTGGTATTGCTATTGGATTGAATAAAAAGATATTTGTGGTTGTAACTAATGAAGCTCATAAAACATTAATGACAAATATATATCTCCATTACAAAAACAATTTACATATTTTCAATAGTTGGAATGAATTATTGGAAAAAATGACTAATGATATTAAGATTAATAGTAAGTTGTAAAATTTTGTCTATTATGTTCCAATAATTAAAAATAAAAACCACTTAAATATATATTATTAATTATTGTTAAGTGACATAACACAGCAAACATAATGAATATGGAAATAATCGAGATCGACAATACTCAATATTATGAAAGTAACAAACTAAAAGACATATCACCAATTTATTTTAGTAAATGTAGGAATGTTCGTGAAATCATTAAGAAAAACAATATTAGCAATGACAATTATGTCTTTGCAAGACATAATGCAGATGACAAAGTATGGAATATATCTGATGGAAAAAATAAAAGATTAGACAAGATATTATTTAATGTTGAATGGTGTAAACAGAATATTCCTGAACTTGCTAACAATGAAGAAGTGAAACATGATATCGAAGAAGCTCCACCTGTTATTCATATCTCTGAAGATGAAAGAGCAAACGACGAAACAGGATTTATGAATAGGATTGAAATGAGAGGCGAAAGAGTCCATAATAAATGTTATTTCAAAGTTAAGGATGTGATGGCACTATTTGAGATGCCTAAATTGTATGATACATTAACTGATAAAAGATATGATACATATAGTTTAAAAATACATTACACTTATTTCAACATTCCTGATAATTCCGGAATCAAAGCAAATAAAAAAACAAAGAAAAAAATAACTTATAAAAAAGAACTATTTTTGACATATGTAGGATTATTGAGAGTTCTATTTGTTTCGAGATCTGGCAAAGCAGAGCAATTTGTGAATTGGGCAACTGAAACATTGTTCACAACTCATTTAGGAACAACTGAACAGAAAGACAAATTAATTGGAAAAATGAAAGGTGTTTCATATGAGGCCATTCAAGAACTATTTAATACTAGTGCTAGATCGATGCCATGTGTTTATCTGACATCTCTTGGTTATGTTAAAGATTTGAAACAGAAAATGAAGATTAATGATGATCATGATGACAAGAATATTGTTTATAAATTTGGTTTGACTAAAGATTTCAATCAAAGAAAGAATGGCCATAAGAATGAATACAAAGAACTTGGTAATATCGATATGAAACTTGTATATTTCTCATTTATTGATCCACTTTATATAAGTCAGGCAGAAACAGAATTAAAGAATGTTCTATCAGACCATTCAATTGAATACAAAGATCATAAAGAATTAATAACATTGTCTGCAAAAGAATTAAAGAAAACAAAAGAAATTTATGAAAAATTAGCATTGAAATATTCAGGACATACTGAATCATTTTTTATTGAGAAAACAGAATTTGAAATTAAGATCAGAGAATATGAATCAAAAATAAGTCAAATAGAAAAAGATAATAAACATATGATGGAAATTCTTGAACATAAGCATAAAATGGAACTAAAAGAAAAGGAATATAATTATAAATTAGAACTCAAAGAGAAAGAATCATTGATTAAAGAGAAAGACTCAACAATTAGAGAAAATGAATTGAAATGTAAACTCAAAGATATGGAATTATTGTTATTACAATCTAACTCAAATAAGAAAAAATAAATTATTAATAATATTATTAACAATTTATGGAAACTAAATCTAATAATAACCTACCTAATCAAGTTGAATTAATTGTTTCAAATTCTGTCAAAGATGAAATAGAACAATTATTTATGTTTAATTATGAATTCAATTCTTTATACAAAAAATATAAATCTTCTTCTGATCGTTATCGTCATAAAATAATACTCCCTAATTGGCTTCCATCCAATTTAAAATCAAAAATTATTAGTATATTACCTGATACTGAAATACTTTCTATTCTAAGTATTGATCTAGATTTATTGTCAGACCTTATTAACATATTCGATGACAAAATATTATTATTAATATTATCCTCGTTTAATGATGATTTCATTTTTCCTATTCTACAAAAGACTAATTTGTTCCTTACTGATCGAAAAGTCAAAAATATTATTTGTGATAAACCTGATTTATATGACCTTTCATTATCTCATGTCATCATTAACAGATTAAATAAACAATATGATGATAGCTTGATAGATAAAGATATCATATCATATTTATTCAAACAATCTGAATATTTTGATCCCGATTTGTCCTCTGAAACTTTGTCATTAAATTACAAAAAATATATCACTTCTGAAATACTCAAACTTAAACTATTCATTGATAACAATACCATTAATAATCTTATCAATAATTATGACTCTTTATTCTGATTATTTAATATGCATCTATATGTTCTATTCTATGTTGATTTATTGATTCATTTTCTATCTTATGTTTTTTGATGTCATTATAATGCATATAGTTATTATGATCAAGAATATAATACAATATTTTATGTTTATGGTGATTATGTAAATCAATTCCCTTTAATTAATGGTATCATGACTTGAATATTCTTATAAAGCTCATATTTAATATATATTTGATGTATCATATCAGCAACTAACAATAATGACATATCA